TTTTGAATCCAATTATATGTTATGCGAATACCTTCTTCAAGAGTCTGAGAGTAATCCCATCCAAGATTCTCTCTAATCAAATCATTATTAGAATTTCTACCTCTGACACCAGTGGGGGCATCAAGTTTGTACAATTTCTTGACTACCTTACCTGATACTCTAGCAGCAGTATCAACCAATTCATTGATTGATACCATCTCTTCTGATCCAATATTGACAGGACCCATGAAGTCAGAATCCATCAACCTTCTAGTCGCTTCAATGCATTCATCAATGAACAGGAAGGAACGAGTCTGTAAGCCATCTCCCCACACCTCGATGCCTCCACCCGTCTCAGGGAGGTAAGCGACCTTACGGCAGATTGCAGCTGGCGCTTTCTCTCTTCCTCCCTCCCAGGTTCCTTCTGGACCAAAGATGTTGTGATACCTAGCAATACGAACAGGAATATTATAATTGCGGTTGTAAGCCAAGTAAAGTCTTTCGCTAAAGAGTTTTTCCCATCCATATTCTGAGTCTGGGTTTGCTGGGTATGCTGATTCTTCACGACAGTCTGGGTTGTTGGGGTCAAGTTGATTGTGCTCTGGATACATGCAAGCAGATCCAGAATAGAAAATCTTTGTTGTATTTGTTACTGTATAATCATTAAACTCTTTTTGTGCTTCAAGGACATTCAGGTTGATAGACACAGAGTTATGCATGATGTCTGCATCATTCTCACCAGTGAATACAAATCCTGCTCCACCCATGTCTGCGGCAAACTGGTAAATTTCATCAAAAGTTTGATGATACTGCTGAGGAACAGAATTGTAGAAGTTTCCCTGATATCCCTTGAATCTAATCACTCTATCTACAAAACTTCGATCCCTAAGGTCACCATGGACAAATTCATTTGCCTCTGTTTTTGAAAATTCAGGATCCTTCAAGTCTACTCCACGCACCCAATATCCCTCAGCACGCAGACGTTTTACCATATGACTACCAATAAAACCACCAGCACCTAAGACAAGTGCAGTCTTTGTGTATTCAGACATTTGATCTCAGTTTTTTACTTACTATGTATTATAGAAAAAAAGATGGGGAAAAGCAACCCCATCTATAAGCATCCATGCACGCCACTTGTTTTTGAGAGAAACAAGAAACTCTGGGGGTATCCCGACCAGGGCTAGTTTAGAGACGATACCGAGTCTTTGACATAACAAGGAACACCTTCTGGATCTAACCACTTGGTGTATTCAAAGTCATCAATAGCAGTGAGCAACTGCATTTGATTGTCAAGAAGATACATGTCTCTATACCTTTTGGTATAACTATCTGCTTTTTGTATGCGATAGTCTGGGAATCCATTCTCTAGAGTCCCATTTTCAATGTATCTGTATGGAAAACGCTCAAGCAAGATTTTCATACCACCTCTTTAGAATCAAGATCTTGAGCCAGATAATCCAGAAGGATATCATAGTCATCAAGTGGATCACCAGAAAATACTACTCCTGTATTCTCATAATATTTGCGAATCTTTTTGTAAAGTTTTGGATTCTTCACATCAAGATAAAAATCTCCATTGACTGCAGACTGCAAAGTGCTGATGTCTTTCTTGAACTTAGTTGTGATAGTCATTGACTTGTATGTTGACCTTTTTATTCTAAGGGGTTTGACCTTGTGAGTCAAGTAGACAGATTTAATTCTGTCATAGGGGTTGTGAGGATCGAACTCACCTTAGGCAAATTATGAGTTTGCTGCATTCACCAGATTGCTAAACCCCCATAGGACTGCTGGGACTTGAACCCAGATCACTCCGTTATAAGCAGAGGGCCTTTACCTTTAGGCGACAGTCCCTTGTACCTGCTTCCAATCATTCTCAAAGATTTCCATTCCTTTGTCAGTAAGGATATGATCATACATTTGCTCAAACACTTTTGGTGGCATGGTGCAGATGTGAGCACCATTGTAGTATGATCTTACAACTCTCTGAACATTTCTAATTGAAGCAGATAGGACTTGAGTTTCAATTCCTTGAACTCTATAGAGGTCTGATATAGATCTAACAACCTCTAGTCCTGCTACTGATTGATCATCCAGTCTACCCACAAAAGGAGAGACATAAGTTGCTCCTGCCTTTGCTGCCAGAATTGCTTGTGCTGCACAGAAAATAAGTGTAACATTGGTCTTGATACCTCTGTCTGCCAGATTCTTACATGCCAAGAGACCATCTCTTGTACATGGCACTTTAATTGTGGAGCAATATCCAAACTTGTCATCAAGTCTGATACCTTCATCAGTCATCTCTTGAGCATTGCCCATCACTTCCATACTGATGTCTTCAATTCCTATTTCATCTATCTCTGCATAGACATCCTCAGGATCTCTACCACTCTTTCTAATCAGTGTAGGATTTGTTGTCACACCATCAATCAGTCCAGTCTGGAAATACTTTCTGATGACCTCTGTGTCTGCTGTATCAAGAAAAATTTTCATATTCCTTCGTTATTGTTGTCCCTATACATTTTTAGAATTTCATCATCAGCAGGCATCATGACTGCTGTATGCCCATCATCATTCACTATACCAAGGTGTTCACCTTTTTCAACTCTTTCTAATAATTCATCCCAGTTATCCTGGAATTCTTTAACTGTGAAAATTTCCATTGTTCATAGGTTTTGATTATATAGGCATCGAGGTGACAGGATTCGAACCTGCGACCCCTGCTTCCCAAAAGCAGTGCTCTACCAAACTGAGCTACACCTCGATGAGCGGAGAGGGTGGGATTCGAACCCACGTTGCCCTTGCAGACAAGCTGGTTTTCAAGACCAGAGCCATAAACCACTCGACCACCTCTCCTTATCTCTCTTCAAAGTCAAGTCTTCTGACCTTCCTTTGACGTCTTGCCTCCTGAAAGGCAAGGTCCTCATTTGATAGAAGTCCTTTTCTTTTTTTAGGATTGTTTGATCTTACCATAACAATCTTGCTTAGGTCAACTGCTGTCACCTTATCATCAACCACTGTCATCATATTGGGACATCCACAGGATTGTGATTTGGTGGAGCTTGTGATTTCTTTTCTGCATACTTTACATCTTACAGTAATCATTGGTTTAGTTGGATACTACATGGGAGATACAAGGATCGAACTTGTGACACCCTCGGTGTAAACGAGATGCTCTACCGCTGAGCTAATCTCCCATACTCCTCCACCTGGACTCGAACCAGGGACAGGGTGATTAACAGTCACCTGCTCTACCAACTGAGCTATAGAGGATTATTCTAATACACTGGTCTCTTGTTTCTTCAATCTGAAATACATCTTATAGTATTTCTTTTTGATTCCATCAAGAGTTTCCTTATCATCACCAAACCCCATCCAATTACAGAGTTGTGATGATCCTTCCAATTCACTAATCAGTCTTAGTATGTTAACTGATTCAATAGGAAGACCTCCTGTTTGATATTCTTCAATTGGGTTCATAATACTCCAGTAGGAGGAAGCGAGTAAGGGGACTTGAACCCCTGACATTCAGCTTGGAAGGCTGACGTTCTACCACTGAACTACACTCGCATTGTGGGAATATTCCCAAGCCAGATAACAGATTTGAACTGATGACCTTTGCTTTACAAAAGCACTGCTCTACCACTGAGCTAATCTGGCAAGGCGACTCAGGTAGGATTCGAACCTACGACCGACTGCTTAGAAGGCAGTTGCTCTATCCAGCTGAGCTACTGAGTCATGATTTAATTATAGTGGTCTTTGGTTCCCCTGTCAACTAGGGAAGATTCTCTGATCCTCCCAGATGGACTTTGTTTTTGGTTGCCATCTCATACATGACCTCATGAATGTTCTCTGGTTCTACAGTGTCTTCTTCAGGGCGTAACCACCACCCATCATGTGGATCATCATTAATGTGCTCATATTTTTCTTTGTTCTCATCAGACATAATAGCTGGACCAAACCATGGATCATCTTGTAAATACTCTGGTGCTGGAACTGTCTTGTGTGGTTTCTTATCCAATTCAGAATTAATCCAGGTTACAAAAGGAATTAAATTAATTGTTTTTTCTTTTTTCAAGACTTTCTTAGCAACATTACTGATTCTATTTAAGAGTTTCTTCATCAAAGTAGTCCTTTCTGTAGTAACGTCCTAGAATATTGCTATTGTAATATGCAGGACTACCATCAGTCAAGCTTTCTGTCAGGACATTATGAGCAAACAATTGTCTTGTTTCTTCAAAATTAGTCTTACCTAAAGTGGAGTGGAGGGAAAGAATCTGTCTTGTGAACTGTCCATTCCCATGTCTCCTAACATCCTCCTTAAGCTCAGGGCAAGACCCCCAGTAATTTCTCCAGTTGCTTTCAGATGTAACTCTTCTCCTGACTGCAGAATCACCTTTATTTCTAGGCTTTCGTTTCTGCCAGAAGTATTTTCTACCAATATACTTTTTCTTTGTGATTGTATTGGTAATGCAATACACAAAACCGTAGTTGTCCCCAATAAGGCTCCCGTCAAAAACCCTACCCTGGTAAATCCAGGGATTGGGGTAGTCGCTGTTGATTTCAACTTTTGCCAAATGTTCATAACAACTCTCCTTATTTATTACTCAGTAACTACTGATGCTCCTACCCAACCACCATTAGTGCCATCTGGATTGTTCAGCATGGCTTGTGTTGTAGATTTGTTAGTGTACTGTCTTCTCTGAGAGTAATCATCAGTCCACTGACCATTAGCACCTGTATAATAGACATCTTTTGTAGGGTCTATTCTACTAGTTCTTTTGATGTGATAGTTTGCCATTAGAGTTTAAATCCAGTGAATGTGTCTTCTTTGACATCTTGTTTGATACCCCCAACAACATAAGATTCAACTTCTGTTTCTTGAGGTGCAACCTGGAGACCCTTAGAGGAGATCCAGTGTTCAGTCCAGGGGAGAGGATTGTTTTTTGCAGGAACATCATATACTTGCTTCAATCCAATAGACTTCAATCTTCTATTGGCAACCCACTCAACATACTTTTTGAGAAGAGTATCATTCAGTCCAATCATTGATCCATCTTTGAAAAGATAGTCTGCCCATCTTTTCTCTTCATTGACTGCTCTATCAAACATTGCATAAACCCACTCTTCCTCCTCTTTGGCAATTTCTGCCATTTCAGGATCATCACCCTGTCTCCATTTATTTAGAATATTCTGTGTGATTGCAAGATGCTGGTTCTCATCTCTGGCGATAAGTGAGATGATTTTAGCTGACCCTTCCATAAGTTTAAGTTCACCAAATGCAAAGCTGCAAGCGAAACTAACATAAAAGCGAATACCTTCCAGGATGTTGACATTGGCAATTGCTCTATACAATTTGCGCTTTAGTTCTCTTCTCTCAACTGTACCTGCAATATGTCCCTCATTGGCAAGTTCCCACATGGTGCTGGTATCATACAGATGAGCACTATTGATAAAATCATCATAGGACTCTGTAACAGACCCTGCTCTCTCAAGTATCCTCTGATCAGTTACAATCTTGTCCAGGACCTCTGAGGGATCTGAATAGACATTCTTGATGACATAAGTGTATGAGCGACTGTGAATCATCTCCATGAATCCCCAGACCTCCATACACGCCTCTAATTCAGGTAGTGAGCAGTATGGAATGAATGCCATACCTGGTCCTCTACCCTGAACAGAATCCAGGAGGATCTGATACTTCAGATTAGAAGTATAGATATGTTTTTGTTCTGGTCTGAGGGTTTGATAATCACCTCTATCTTTCTGTAATGAGACCTCCTCTGGTCTCCAGAAGTATCCTAATTGTTGTGTTGTGAGTTTATCAAAAACACCATATTTAAATGAGTCATATCTTTGTATTCCCAATGGTTTACCAAAGAACATTGGTTGCTTTTTGGTGTTGACTTGCTCAGGGTTGAAGACTGTCATACCCTGAAGTTGATTCATTCTAACGCTACCTATTGGTGATGTAACTTCTCTTTTAAACTGCACAGGATTCACACTCGCCCTCCTCTACTTTTTCTAGTTCTTGCATTAGTGATTCTAATTTAGAAGACTTATCTTCAACAACCTCATCAGTCTTGATGTCATATGTGTTCTGATAATAAGAAGTCTTCCAACCATACTTATATGTAGTCAAAAGGTCTTTTGCCATTTCAGAAACTGGGACCTCATTGTCTGGATAATTTTCTGGATTGTAAGACCAGTTACCAGATATAGCCTGATCAAAGAATTTCTGCATCACAGACACCACATTTATGTAACCCTTGTTGTCAGGCATCTCCCACAGAAGTGTATAGTTGTTCTTCAGTGAGTTGTATTGTGGAACAATCTGCTTAAGAGGCCCCTTCTTGGATTTTTTAATGGACAGATAGTCTCTAGGTGGCTCGATTCCATTTGTTGCGTTTGACACAACGGAACTGCTCTCTGATGGCATTTGAGCAGACAGTGTTGAGTGTCTGAGACCTGTCTCATTGATAGATGCTCTAAGAGACTCCCAATCATGTTGCAATTCTTGGCATGAAATTTCATCTACATCCTTTTTGTATGTATCAATGGGGAGAATACCATCAGCATACTTAGTTCTACCAAAGTATTCGCAGTGCCCCTTCTCCTTAGCAAGATTGTTTGATGCCTTCAGGAGGTAATACTGGAAGGACTCAGCAAGCCCATGAACTGCATCCCATGCCTCCTGTGATCCATAATCAAATCCAAGTTTGGCAAGATAATGTGCCAGTCCAATGAAGCCAATTCCAAGGGACCTGCGTGCCTTTGTAGCAATCTCTGCTGCCTTCACAGGATATTCCTGATAGTCAATCAATTCATCAAGGGCACGCACTGAAAGATCACACAACTCCTCCAACTCATCATCAGATCTCACCTTACCAACATTGATAGCAGATAAGATACACAGTGCAATCTCACCAAGATGATCATCAATATGTGAGATTGGGTAAGTGGGTAAAGTGATTTCCTGACAAAGATTACTCATCTCCACCTTATCCTTGAAGGAAGAATGAGAATTGCAGTGATCAATATTCATGATGTAGAGACGACCTGTCTCTGCTCTCTCTTTCAGGATGTCAAGAAATAGTTTTTGAGCACTAATAGTTTTTCTTGGAACAGACTCATCTGATTCATAAGAAACATATAAGTCATCAAATCTATCAGTACCAAAAGCACCATACAGATTTGGAACGTCATGTGGAGAGAAGAGAGAAATGTCTCCTCCTTGTATGAATCTCTCATAGAAGAGTTTGCTGATTTGAATACTATAATCTAACTTACGAACTCTGTTATCTTCTGTACCCTTGTTGTTCTTCAGAACAATGATGTCTTCTATTTCTTGGTGCCAGATTGGAAAGTGGACAGTAGCTGAGCCACCTCGAATTCCATTTTGTGTACAGCACCTGACAGTTGATTCAAACTTTTTAAGGAAAGGTATAACACCTGTGTGTTGAACTTCTCCACCCCTGATTTTACTGTTGATACCACGTATTCTGCCTGCGTTGATGCCGATTCCTGCCCTCTGAGCAACATATCTCCCAATAGCCATATCACTACTAAAGATAGAATCGAGGGAGTCATCAACATCAACAAGAACGCAAGAAGCAAACTGTCTGAGAGGTGTTCTGACCCCAGCCATGATTGGGGTGGGGATGTTGATTTTGTGCTTGCTGATTGCGTCGTAGTATCTTTTGACATAACTCAGTCTAGTTTCTTTAGGATACTCAGAAAAAATAGTTAAAGCAATCATCATGTACATAAACTGTGGAGTTTCATATACTCCCCCACCACTGCGGTCCTGCACAAGGTACTTATCCACAACCTGGCGTAACCCAGCATAAGTGAAGAGAAAATCACGATCATGATCAATGAAAGAATTAACTTTTTCAATTTCTTCTTTTGAATATTTAGAGTAAATATCTGCATCATAGACATCCTTGTTCACACAACTGTAGATATGTTGCTCCAGATGTGGCAACTCCCTCATCTTGCCATACAACTGCTTTCTAAGGGCAAATAGGAGCAGTCTAGCAGCAACAAATTGATAGTTAGGATGCTCCAGATCAATCAAGTCAGAAGCACTCTTAATCAGAATTTCTTGAATCTCCTGAGTTGAGATGCCATCATAAAACTGAATGCCAGAAGTCATTTCCACCTGGCTGGCAGATACACCAGCAAGTCCAACAGTTGCCTCTTCAACCATCAGATGCATCTTATCTAAGTCAAGAGGTTCAATGTGACCACTTCTTTTTGTTACCTTGATTCCATTACTCATATCTTTTTCCAGGTGGTAAACTTAAGTTTTGCTTCTAAACCAGAGTAGACATTTGATTCTACTAATTTTTTAACATCATGTCCAGCCAATACCATATCATTCAGATCTTTCTCTCTGATGTTTGAGGGAAAGATAACTACTGAGTCACCTCTTTCAATTGTTCTGCTGATGCGTTGGACAATCTCTCTGTTGCGCGGTTCGTTATCGTAGATATAGACAGGATTGCTAATCCCCCAACGATCAACGTCAGCATCAGCTCCGCACATAGCAATCGAATTGCGAATGAACGTGCTGTCGAAAGGTCCTTCTGTGACGTAGACTGGCACATTGTCAGAAATGTTGTCCAGTCCATATATCTTTGGTTCTTCATCTTCAAACATGATGGTAATGTATTTAATAGGGTTTGAAGAGAGAGCTCTTCCCTGCACCCCAATCAGGTGTTTGTTTCTATACAATGGTATCACAATCCTTGACTCACCACAGGTGGTATCAGGGAATGAGTCAGGTTTCATAGTGTTTATGAATTCCTGAAAGTTTGCAGTATAGTAAAACTCCCCACCAAAGATTGCTCTTCTATGGAGATACATTTTAGATTGAGTGACATCAAATGCAGATGGTAAATCAATCTTTTTTCTGAATACTGGTTTAGAATCCAACTTCTTAAAAATGTCTTCTGGGGTTTCTGTAGTGAAGTTCTTTCCAGTATGACCTTCTTTGAACTTCTCAAAAACATATTGTTTATGAGTGACAGGATCTATTTCTTTCAAAAAATTATTGAGAGAAATGTTCACACCACAATTGTGACACTTATAGTTAGTATTGTTCTTAACTTGATAAAAATATCCTCTTGCTTTATTCTTGTTCTTCTTTGAGTCTCCACAAATGGGGCATCTACAATTATATAAGTTTTGCTTTACCTTTTTGAACTTAGAGAGTCTGGAAGATATCAAATTAATATATTTGACATCAATAAAATCCATGCATCAACTAATAACTCCTCTCAATAATAGGTGGTTCAGCAATGTTTGTCAATATATTAGGTATACTTGCAAACACTCTTGTACCAAAGGTAATGACTGCCAGTCCACCAACTGCCATCCAAACCCTCCTCTCTAGTCCACGTAATCTTTGCAACACACTGTCATGATCTGCGTCCATTTTATCACGGAGTTTGTCAATCTTTGTAAAGAGTACAGTGTCAATTTCTTCTTGTTTTGATAAACGCTCTTCATGAACTGCAAGCATTCTACTCACAGTTGTATTTACCTCACTCAATTTTTCAATTGCCGTGTCAAGTTTGATGATAATTGGCTTCAGATCTTCTAGTTTTTGATTTAATACTGCTACCTTAACTTCGTTTTCCATTAGGGCTGAAATAAGGATTAAAGTCCATAACCTTTCTCATTGCCTTTTTATCTTCTCTCTTCTTTCTATTCTTCATCAACTGGTCCATGTATTTTTTCACATACTTTCTTCTACCATCCAATTTTACTGGGGGATCATCACCTGCTGGTTGAGTACCAGCTATCTTTCCTCCACCAATATTGTTTGCAGGAACAACACCATCTTCATTTACTTCAAATTCACTATACATTGCAACTCTGAATGCATCAATGAACCTATCAATTTTAGACTTTTCCATTGGTGATTCTCTCTAATTCTGAAAGACAATCATCATCTATCTCAATATCATGTATATAACATTTAGGACTAGCAGGTAGTCTTTCCAGAAAAATAATAAAAGTTTTTACCATAGACCACAAGTCCTTCTCTATTTTAAAAAATAGCATTGGAGTTGTTGCCTCACCAAAAATATTATACAGTATTATAAAATGATTGATAAGGAGATGAGCCTTCAATTCACCAGAGGATTTATACTTTTTAAGCAACCTCTTGATATATTTAAAATGATTCAAGTCCTTATCAAAATCCTCCTTTGTTATGGCATGGGGATTCTCATAATTTTTAATTGCAAATAAGAGAAAATTATCCTCATTCAACTCAGAAAATATCATTTACATCATACAGCAGGATTGGAATCATATACAGGAACATTACCAGTCTGAATACCAGCTGTTCCATCTTGATAGTTGCTACCCATTGCTACAAGAACTTCCTTCTTAACTCTAAGGTTTCCATGAGTGTCAATGTATGTGGTAACACCAACCCAACCAGCATGGTCAACTTCAAACTTAGATCCAGCAGATGCTGTCACACCAGCACCAGAGACACCATAAAGATACTTATCATATCCTGCTTTGTGTCTAGCAATGCTGATTTCAGCACCAACCAGAATTGCTTCTCCAATGGTTGATCCCAAACTTACCATCTTGGCACCAGGTTCAGAGAACAACAGAACTGTTCCAAAACCAATAGCTGCTGTCACTGCTGCATCAACTGTTACAAATGTAGCAGCAGTAGAAACTACCTTCACACCAAGCCCACCTGATGTAAATGATGTTCCAGCAGTTCCAGATGAAATAAGTGTTCCAGCCTGAAGTCCTGGAACTAAACTTGTATCAAAGAAGATTGTAGTGAATCCTACAGGAACATGGTTCCCTACTTCAAGTGTAGCAGTTCCAAGTCCAATGATCTTATGATTAACTCCATTATTAACTACAAAATCACCAACTTTCACACCTTTATTAGCAGTAGCAAGCACTGAGTCAAAACTCAGGATGCTAACACCAACACCCGCAACTGACAAATTAGGAACTGTAGTGAATGGTTTGATGGAACCACCCTCTTGACTGAGTGCTTCACTATCACTATATGAAACATCAAGAATACTTGACTTAGGAAGTTCACTGATTTGGAACTGCGCACCAGAAATGGTATCTCCAGAGAGACCAGCAGTTGATCCAATAGTGAGTGACTCACTATTTGCAATACTAACAATTACAGCATCACCAAAATAATCAGTTGAACCACCATCAGTTCTTGTGCCAAATCTTATTACCTGTCCCTCACTACATCCTCCAGTGATACCAAAGGAGGTGCCAGTGCCCGTCACGACACCAGTGCTATAGTTCAGAGCAACTGTTCCAGTTGACAGAACATTATCGTTTTTACCCCAAAGTGCCATGTGACTGCCCTTGCTAAATTTTATATGCTATAGAATATTTATAAAAATGAGAGACCCCTGGGTCTCTCAAAAACTAGACAGCAGTCTCTGGTTCTGCCTCTTCTCTTGTCTTGATTGCCTTGGTAACAACTTCTAAAAGTTGGTCATCCATGTCAGTCTTAGTAAGCTTAACTGCTTTACTAAGGATGACAAGACAGATATCAATCAACTTTTCCCCTAATTCCTCATTCTCAGGAATCTTTGATACTGCATCTGAAATAATCTTTGAAGCCAGTGGAAGTAAAAATGCAAACATGATAATTAGCGCTACTACAGAATATATATCAAGTTTTCTTTTTACCAGTCAATTCATCATATCTTGGTTTGTTATCTCTGTTAGAAACATATTGTTTCTTATCAGGATCCCATGTTTTAACTTCTCCTTTTTTCAATTTACTCTGTGCCTCCTTTGCTTTCTGAGCAAACTTACCAAACTTCATTCTCTTATCTTGTTCCTTATTTTTCTTATCATTATCAGCAATCCTCTTCATTGTCTTTGGCGAAGAAAGAATGCTAGTTCTAAGTGCTTCTGTCTGAGGACCACGCTCAGCAGTCAACTTCGCAGCAATTGCCATCTCTCTTCTTTTCTCTTTAGACCTGCCTTTAAATTGTGGCGCTTTGGATTTATAGAAATCCTTTATCACATCACCCATACTATCTTTCTTCAAATCTAATGGCATTTACTTTGCCTTTTCGCAGTTTGGATATCTCTTACCAAAAAGAATCTTGGTCTTTCTTTTGGGATTTACTCTATACCCAGGCCAGCACTTCTCATCAAGTTCATTCTCTTCTTTATTTGTCTTCATAACTGCACCTTTACCATATTTGTCAGTGATAGATTTTTTAACAAAATCAAATGCTCTCTGTGATGCCTCTCTTGATTTTTGTCTTTCTGCATCAGATACTGCAGCACTCCTGACATTCTTGGGAGGTTTTTTGTAATCTGCCCTTGCTCCCATTCCAGCACGCTGAAGATGCTTATCCTTCATAGTATCATAATCCTCTTCATTCACTGATTCAGTTTTAGTTGGTTCATCAGCATTTTTACCAACTTTAGACATAGTTTGCTTTCTCTTCTTAGCAATCATCACATCAATTTGTGCCTTTCTCTTTTGAAGCATCACTTCCTGAGGAGACATTGATGCATACTCATCAAGTTCTACTTCTTCTTTCTTCAATGGTTCAGGTTTGATGATATCAATAGTTTCAATCTCCAATGGTTTATAATTTTCATCATAGTCAATCACCTCAAGCATTTCAACTATGGTGCCACCAATCTTTTCAAACTCCTCAGACATCTCAGGATTGATCTTAATCTTATTCTTGATCTTCTTTTCTTTAATCTTGGGTTCCATCTCATCTTCACCCATGACTTCAATCAGATCACTTCTCCAATTGGAAAACTTCTCTGACAATCCAAGACTCTTCTTAATCATCTGACGCTCAGCAGCACCAATTCCACTACCAGCAGATGACATATGATCATTAAAAGCTTTGATCATGTTGCCACCTTCTTTTCTTGCCTTATATCTGATGGATTTAGTGATTGATCTAACTCTCCTCTTTACTGCTTCAGGAGAATTGTCTTGCTCAGAAATCATGACGCAACTTTCTTTTTCTTATACTTATTTATGAATTTCCTACCATTTATAACACCTGTCATTCTCATGACATAGTCCCTGAGTGAATCAGTGCCAACCTCTCTCTGATGAGAAGGAATACCAGATGGTCCAGAATAGTTTACAGTTGCTTCTGATAAATCTCTAATCCATGACTTGAACATCACATTATCTTCTGTCACACAGATAAGATAATTAGTGCCTCTTCTAATGACTTTACCAACTAATCCAGTATTTACGTTCTCCACAAGTTGTCCCATCTTGAAGATGGCACCTGAAACAAAGTTTTCTCTGAGATTTTTCCAATCAAACTTGGGAGCAATCTCCCAAAGTTCATATCCCTCAGCAACCTTCATCCTCTTCCTGATGGTTGTCATCATCAATTTTGCTGTCTTATCATCAATGTTTGATGGCAATCCAGACACAAAAGTTTCATAGTCATTCTCTGCTGCTGCCTTTCTCATTTTGGAAGCAGACATTCCTTCTACACCTTCAGCATCTGTATCTCTTTCTCCAGCAGATATAGTCTCCACACCAGAAAAGTCATAGAGTTTGCCATTGTAGTCTCCTGACATTTTCTCAAACTCTTTGACCCTATCACCACCCACCACAATTTTAACACTTGAATATCCATCTTGATGTGCCTGCTTCAAAACATCAAAAATAGTCCTTGCATTTGGATCACTCACAATGCTACCAGCATGATCTGGGAACATTCTTCTCATTAACTCTGCCTTTTCCTCTGGATCAAGAGGATTCTTCTTGGCATCTTGTGATCTTGATGGATAAACCTTAAGTGTTCCATCTCCTGCTGCTGCTTTTGCCTTATCTAATAATTTTTGATGTCCTATTGTTGGTGGATTAAATCTACCAAATGTAACTGTGAGTGGACCTAAATCTTCTTTTGGCGTGCCATCTGCTCTTGTGGGAGGTGACATTCTCCTTGGTGTACCATCAGCAAATGCACCAAACTCTGTCTGTTGTTCTGGTGGTGCTTGTTGTGTTTGTACTTGTGGTTCCTGCTGTTGTTGAGCAGGTTGTCTCTTTGTCAGATATGTTAACTTACCTCTCTCTGTCTTGGCAACCATGTTACCCTGGTTGTCAAACCAATTGCCGTGACCATCTCCAGTCAGACCAGCACGCTCTGCTTGATCTGATATTCGTGAAGTTCTTGCCTCACTACAGAAACTTAAGAACGTTCTCATCAATACAAATGTGTTATAAATTTATTTATGATTGGGCTAGAGTGAACACATCTGTATCACTTTCTGCAGCAAGACCAGTTTCCTCAGAGAACTTTCTAAGATCATTCTTGGATGGGTTGGCAATTCTTTCTCTTGCCATGTCATGATACTCTTCAGACAAATCAAATCCAATATAGTCATGGCCAAGCAGTGTTGCTACCAATCCAGTGGTTCCAGATCCACTATAAGGATCAAAGACAACACCAGGTTCTGACATCACTGCCTGAATACACCTTGCAGGAAGTTGAATAGGATATGGTGCAGGATGAGGATTCTTCATCTCAGGACCAAACTTCCATACACTTGTCCAGTTTGCAGAACGCCTTGGCAGTCTTGGATGCTTTGAACCTTTACACATCCAGAAGATTCTTTCATCTGTCTGAATAAATCTGTAACCAGAAATCTCTGGACCACTACCACGATTCCAAACAATCTCCTCTCTAATATTCCACTTAGTCTTAGTCAACCACTGCCAAGGAGAGATGGCACCACCTTTGTCATACCTAACCTTGTGATTGTAGAAAAGTGATCCACCTTCTTTGGTCTTGTCATAGATGATATCAAGCAGTTCAATCTGCTGTTCCTGATACTCATCCTCAGGCAGAGTATCATCAAAGTCTTGATACTCAATCTTTCTGAACAGACCACCACCAACACCTCTCTTGTTGTATGGGGGAGATGTGACAGTGCAGTCAATAGAGTCATCCTCCAGGTCCAGTGCCAAGTTGAGGCAGCTGCCAGTCCTCAGGTCAATCATGGTCATGCGCTTATATGGGAATATTGTAGCACAGAATGCTCAGAATGTCATCTGTATCCCTAATTTTTCTGGTTTTACCCTTGTGGCAGAATTGGTCATATTGCCTTGATCATCTGTACCAAAAGGACCTGCTCTTCCCTTTCCCGAGATTGAAGCACCTTTAACAGCATCCTTAAACTTTGGTGTACCTTTTCCACTAGCACCAACTTTATAACTGAAAGCATAAAGTTGTTTTGTTGTATAATACAAATTAGTAAATTCAACTAATGCAGAATTCCATGCAGTTGATTTTGACCAGTTTTCAATTTGTTTATCAAGAGCATTTCCATACATCATGATAATATTATCTGGAACAGGGACATTTCCTCCAGGCTTTAATATTGTGTCTTGTTCTTTTTTGTTTCCTATCAATTCTTTCAGCACTCCATTTGTCCCATTAGTTCCATAAATTGCTGTATATGCACCTCTTTTAGTTGGTGTTTCATCAAGAACTTTGAAAAGTGAAAGTAAGAATTTTAATTTAGTGCTCCCCTTTGCTACAAGTTTTGTAAACTCTCTATCATTTACAATATCACCAGGCTTAAGAGTATTAGTTTTACCTGTGGGCATCTTCACTGTTATTTGAGTCCCATTTACAGAAAAATCATATCCACTTTCATTTTTACTGGTTGGAACACCAACAGATGAATTATTGGTAAAAGGTGTTTTTCCTTTATACTCACTACTCTCAACAATAGCAATTGGTCCTATTGACTCAGCAAAATATTTTTCAATCTCAGTAAATGAATTTTTACTATCACTTACAGTTGGTGTTTTCAATAATTTGTTTTTGAGTTCTCTAAAACCAGGAAATACTTTAGAACTACCAGCATTTTCAACAAGAAATAAAAGATAATCAGTGTACTGTGGATGCACAGCATCAAATTTATCTTTCTTTTCTTTTATACCTTTAATTAGTGCGCTTTTATATGTACCAATATTTGCATAATTACCACCAAGTCCTAACTCTGTTGGTTTTAGACCTGGACTTTTAATTATAGACATGAATCAAAGTTTCTCTATGATACTTTCAATTTCTTTTGCTGTAAACTTGCCAGTAGATTCAAGTTGCTCTTTCATTCCTTGCTTTGCTTTTGCTGCTTTATTCTTAGCTTCAATTTCCTTATTCTGTCTCATGATATCTTTGATGCTACCAGAGATACCAGTGAATCCTGCTTTGGATGGATCAGTTTGCTTCTTGGAATCATCTTTATATCCACCAGCAGCACGGGCGGCACGACGATTCTCGTCTAACTCAACTTCTTCTTTCTTTACTCCTCTTCTTGCTTCATGCTCTGCCTTAGCAGCTTTCATGGCATCAAGACCAGGAGCACCCTTTCTGCCCTGCTTGTCCATTAGTGCTTTTGCTCTAGCAACGGACTTCTCACCAGAACCAGGGTTATGTCCTGGGGCACCATATCCTTCACTCATCTTCTTATCTTTGGCAGCCTTCTTCATGGACTCCTTCTTATCACCATCCTTATCAAGATCAAGGAAGTCAGGCTTACCACCACCTTTGGAATCAGACTTATCTTCACCCTTAGAGTGACCCTTTCCTTTCTTCTCCATATACTTTCTCAGACCTTCAGGCATCTTGCCTTCAATCATTGAGAGCAGACCAGATTTGACAGCAGCAACCTCATCAGCAACACTAGTGCCATGTGCTCTCTGTACTCTCTTTTCCTGGTTGAATCTTACAGACCAGGTTTCCTGCAGTTTCTTATTTTTTCTATATCTTGCAAATGACTCAAGTGCAACATCTGTGGACTTTGACTTGATTCTCTTGAATGCTTCAGCAAAGGCATCAAGGATTCTTTCTGCTTTCTTTTGTCTGCCAACAATATCAGTTTCAGAGAAGAGTTCTGAGATGATAAACTCTGCTTCAGATACAGAAGCACCTTCAGAAAAAAGATGCTCACAAATCTGCTCAGAGATTTCCCTCAGATCATTATCTGTGAGTCTGCCAATATTCATTGAGCTGAGTTCATCTTGATTCTTGTAGAACTCTTCTCTTACTTCTTTATTATGGACAGCTTCATAAGCTTCCATAAAATTACGCATTGATGCAGACATGCTACTGATATACTATTCCTTAGTTCTATTTATAGAATTTAAAAAATCTCTTTCTGCCTGATATATTGAGGATGGATTGAAATAAATTTCAATACCCTCTCTTACACCTGGAATCAACCATTGATCAACTCTGTAGCAATATTCCCAATTAACAGGTTGTATACAATTCATCACAACAACTGACCAGAAGGCAGTCAAATGATTTACTAATGTAAGCATTATAATTTACCACCTACATATGCATCACCTATCACTCTAGTATATTGATCTAGTGTTCCCTCCTGTTCACACTTCAATCTCCATCTTGTCATACCAATGACATCTTCTTTCTTGAGACCTGTAGTCATTTTACGACCATGTTTGGTCATGCTTGAGTATAGTCCCATTCTTGTCTTCCACACATAAAAGACTTCATCAATTAGTTCAGCACCATCAGGCACCTTGACATCATTGTTCATCTGATTCTGTGTCTTTGTCATCTTTCTTGTTAAATCCAAAAGGTCCTTCTTTTTTCTCTAATGCAAGTTTAAGTGCAAGTCCACCTACTGCTTCCATAACTTTAAGAACTTGTTCTGGTTTTGCATCCTCACCAAGTTCTTTGGCCACATACCAATACTTAGGCCAGAATGTTTCTCCAGCCTTTTGATAATCTTCAAGTGTTAATAGTTTCATAGGTCTACTCCCTTCACCTTCCAATCTGGGTCAAATTCTTTTCTTGCTTTGGACAAAAATTCAATCTTTTCTTTCAGTTCCTCTTCCGAATCTGCTTCAACAACCCAATCAGTAATACCTAAATTGGGGAGATTGATAGTTGCTGATACTTTACTCACAGGTCTCCCTCCTTACGGTTTTCAGAATAGTGGACATCAAAGTTACCACCAGGATAACGTGCAACTAGTTTCTCAACATTCATCTCCATAATTTCATCAAAGGTTGTATCCAATGCCATACATGCCTGAGCAAGATACCAACAGATATCACCCAGTTCACGTTTCATGTGAAATACATTCTCTTCATTATAAGGTTTGCCTTGTAAGAAGATCTTCTTTACTACCTCAGTGAATTCACCAGACTCTGCTGTCAATCCAAGTGCTGCTGTCAGTAGTTTAGAAACATCAGCACCATTGGCATCCAATTCACGAAGACGTGCTTCAAGGATTTTAGGATCTGTGCTTGGAGCACTGGTCACTGTATAAACAAATTCAAGATACTTTTTTGTGTCAACTGTCATGGGTCTAGTTTAGGTAATTCAGATTGTTGTAGTTCAAGTTTTTGTCCATTGATATCAATAAACTCAACATCAAATTCTTTCTCTGTTACATCTTTAAATCCAATATATTTTTGATTTGGTGGAAGTTGATTATTAGTAACATCTACAATGTCACCAGGCAAAGGATTGAAGGTAAAATAATGACCATCCCATGATTTATTTCTAGAGTGCATAAGAGTTACTGCATCTCTTTCCTTGCCACAGTCAGCAATTTTTTTACCATCTGGATTAAAGACAGAATAGTAACCTCTCAAAACTTAAATCCCTCAAATGATTTTTTTGGTTTTGCTTCTTCATAAGTATACTCTTCTTCCTGACCACTGTCAACTATATCATCCTGTGCAGTCTGCTCACAATCATAGAGACGCATCTTGGCACGATCAATACCAACCACAAATCTCTTGAAAATGGTAGGGTCATTATATCTATTCTTCAACTGCTTCACCATAATCTGTCCAAGCCCTTCGAGGTCTTCAGTGCTAATAAGGGCAAACATAAGATCAGCAGTAGCAGGGAGACCAAAGGATTCAGAAGTGTCAGTAATGTCAACGTCA